TTTGTGTCCCGAACCTCCAACAGTTTTTAAGAGCGGATTTGTTGTTCCACCCACAATAAAATCGTCAGACTTACCAGAAGCAGGTTCTGTTTTTGCTGGTGGAGTTTACATGGGAACATTTACTCCCGGTGTTTCTGAAGTTTTAGCAAATGTGGAAACAGGAGCAACACCATTTACAAAAGCGTCAACAATGGCTGGTCCCGGCGATAAAACAAGTTGGGCACTCATCATGTGTCCAAGCGATTTAGGTAGTGAGTTCGGTTTGATTGATATCACATACGCTTACTTAAACACATCAGAAAAACCAATGGATGAAACCAGTTCTTTCTCTGATGGATTGTATAATACATATGGTGATAACACACAGAAAAAGTTACCGCAGACAGATTTATACCGACAAGTTAGAAATTACAATAGATTTGGATTCAAAGATTGGTATGTTCCAAGTATTGATGAATTGGGATTTATTGCAGGAGTTCAGAGAGATTTAACGTTTGGTAGAAATTTAAATAGATATTCACAGAATCACTCAAAAATACAGTCTAATTTACCTTATATGAGTTCAACACGAAAAAATAGATCATTTAAGAGAAAGTCACAAGAAAAAGTAAAACAATATCCATCAGCCAATCTTGTCTATGGTCTACTCGTTGGAAACACATTAGGTCCTATGAACGGATATACATTTTTATCTGGACTCGATAGCCGATTCCGTGTAAGATTAGTACGAAGAATAAAAGTGGAGGATTAATATGTCTTGTTCATCATGTGAAAAAAAGTTTAGAGAAATAGAAGAGAAAAAAGAAGAGGGTGGCTTTCTGAAAAAAAGCATTGGTATGGTGCAAAGTTATGCCTCTTCATTAGCATCTAAAGGCTTTAGTAGTAAAAGAATAGCAAAACCATCAAAGCAACTTAGAGTAATTTCTTGTTTTGGAAATGAACATTTTGGAGGAGAACTTCCGGCTTGTCAACACTTGACGCAAAGTAAAACACCCGGAAAGCATTTCTGTGGTGGATGTGGATGCGGTGACAGAGAGCAGACATGGTTGATGTCAGACGGTGATAATTATAGCAAATTAGATTTTCCAAAACTCGCATGTCCTTTAACTATGCCCGGATTTACAAATTACAAACCAAGTGAACCAGACGAAAGCGAAATGCCGATTACAAGAAAGTATTATGTTGAAAATATGGATTACGATATAATTAATAAGGTTGAAGTGTCGCTTCCGGATCCGAAAACAAAAGAAGAAGAATAACTAAAACTAAATTCAAACGAAACGCAGGAGGCTAGTTCTCCTGCGTTTTCTTATACATATTGTAAATAAGGAGCATAAATGGCAAATATAACCTCTAAAGACGGTTTAATTAATTACGCTTTAAGAAAACTGGGCGCTCCCGTTATTGAAATAAATGTTGACCGTGAGCAAGCAGAGGACAGATTGGACGAAGCGTTACAATTCTTCCAAGAGCGACACTTCGACGGTGTGGAAAGAGTTTACTTTTCTCACCAACTCACCGCTGACGATATTACAAACCGCTTCATTTTAACTAACACACTAGCAACACCACAGGGATTTCCAAGCGGTGGACCCACGGGAAATGATATTGTTTCGATATCGAAAGTTTTCCAGTTTGGTCCCCTAAAGGGAGTTGCAATGTTTGACGTTCGATATCAAATGGCTCTTAGTGATTATTTTGGTATCAATACGGGACTTGGTTATCAATCAAATCTCGGTCTTGCATCATACGATTCTGCAAAAAGATACATCAGTATGATTTCAGACTTCTTTCAACCAGAGAAAGAGATTAGATTTAGTCGAGTTACAAATAGACTTTTAATTGATTCAGATTTAGATCAAACGATTACTGAAGGTGACTTTATTATCATTGAAGCATATGCCTCTTTAAATCCAGAGACTTTTAACGAAATCTATAATGACAGAATGTTAAAGAGATATGTAACGGCACTTATTAAAAAACAATGGGGGACAAACTTATCGAAGTTCGCAGGTGTTCAGTTGCCCGGTGGGGTTCAATTAAACGGTCCACAAATTTATGCGGAGGCAATTGGTGAAATTCAGCAAATTGAACAAGAGTTTTATTCTCAATACGAACTTCCGATTGACTTTATAGTAGCATGAAAAGCCCTTACTTCAAAGAGAATTCAAGCGAGCAAAATCTTGTTGAAGATTTATCTATCGAATCCATCAAAATAAATGGACGAGATATGGTTTATATTCCAAGAACATTGCTTAATAAAGATGAACTCTTTGGAGAAGATAACAGTGCCAAATTTTCAAAAGGTTTTGAAATAGAAATGTACATTCAGTCCGTCAATGGGTTTGAGGGGGACGGAGATATTCTTCAGAAGTTCGGTATTCAAATCTTGGATCGAATGAATTTGGTTATATCAAAAAAGAGATTTGTGGAAGAGGTAACAACCTTTCAACCAACGATCACAAGACCTAGAGAGGGAGACTTAATTTTCTTTCCATTGAGTAACACTCTTTTTGAAATTAATTTTGTTGAACACGAAAATCCTTTCTATCAAATTGGAAAAAATTATACTTTCATCTTGATCTGTGAAACATTCACTTACAACCAAGAGACAATGGACACCGGATTTGGAGATATCGACACACTCGACGATATTGCTGGTATCTCTGGTGACATTGTTATTCCGAAAGCCGCAACTGGTGTTACTCTCGGTGACAATGAGGATCTACAAGACTTCGGTACTGAAATCTTTGACTTTACCGATACCGATCCATTCTCGGAGGGTAGATATTAATGTTTTCAACATTTTACCACGAATCACTAAGAAAACTTGTCATTGGATTTGGATCTCTGTTTAATAATTTAAATGTGAGAAAATTTGACTCTTCCGACAATGTTTTACAGACTCTTCGAGTTCCTATTTCATATGCACCAAAAGAAAAGTTCATCGCAAGATTAAACGAAGGTGGATCAATTCTTGAGGATGAAACAAAAGTAAAAGCCATTTTACCAAGAATGGGTTTTGATATTACTGGTATTAATTATGATCCGACAAGAACAATCAACAAACTCAGGAAAGGAAGAAACACAATAGCCGGAAGCACGGCAGACACCATGTTTCATGAGGTTCCTTACAATGTAAGTTTTGGTTTGTATGCTTTCACTGCATCCATTGATGAAAACTTACAGATTGTAGAGCAGATAACTCCATATTTTACCCCAGAGTTTATCATTTCTTTGAACATGAATACAATTCATGATAAAGTTGACATTCCAATTACTTTGTCAAACGTTTCAATACAAGAGGAATATGAAGGAAATTTTTTAAACAGAAGATTCATAACAACATCCTTCGAGTTTGTGGCAAAGAGTTATGTTTATGGACCAGTAACGACAAGAAAGGTTATCGAAGGTATCACCGCAGAATTCAGAACTGATTTAACCGGAACTGGTGGTGGTGGATCAGATTCTTTATTACAATCGTTTGGTATTACTGGAAGTGCGACAACTGGTATATCAGGACCGATATTCACACCAGCACAAGGTTTTATTAAGTAACGTGGAGTTATTATGGATTCAAAAGATAAAATATCTAATGCCCTTGAAACAACCTACAAGGCAGAGGTTAACGATATAAAAAAAGAAGTCAAGGAAATTCAACTGGGTGCAGACAAAGCAGATGTTGATTTTAATTTGTCTCGAAAAAATCTGAAGGAACTCATTGATCGTGGCAGTGAAGCCATCGACGGTATTCTGAAGATTGCATCTGAGGGAGATCACCCCAGAGCATACGAGGTTGCTGCCACTCTTATCAAAACAGTTTCTGAAGTAAACACTGATCTTATGGACTTACATAAGAAGATGGCAGACATGGACAAAACTGAAGTGAATGTGAACAACACCACAAACAATGCCATCTATGTTGGCTCGACGCTCGAACTTCAGGACTTGATTAACAATGATCGAAGTTCCCGAGCGAAAGCAAGACAGGATGTGTTGGATGTGACGGAGGATTTAGATGAGTGATAAACAAAAAGGATATCTTGGTAATCCGAACCTGAAAGAAACTGGTTTGGAGATGTCCTTCACCAAAGCACAAATTAAAGAATACATGAAGTGTGCTGGGGATCCGACTTATTTTACGAAGAAATATATTAAGGTTGTCTCGTTAGACAAGGGTTTGATTCCCTTCGATCTTTACGATTATCAAAAAGATATCGTCGAGACTATTCACAACAATCGTTTCGTGATCTGTAAACTCCCTCGTCAGTCGGGTAAGTCCACCACGGTTGTTGCTTACATCCTACATTACATTCTTTTTAACCAAGACATGACGGTTGGTATTCTCGCTAACAAACAAAGCACAGCGAGAGAACTTTTGCACCGACTCAAACTGGCATATGAGTATCTTCCGATCTGGTTACAGCAAGGTATTGTAGAATGGAACAAAGGTTCCATTCAGTTGGAGAACGGCTCTCGGATCATCGCATCGTCAACATCATCGAGTGCGATTCGGGGTGGTTCGTTCAACATGATTTTCCTTGACGAATTTGCTCACGTTCCTCACGGTATCGCTGATGAGTTCTTCAGTTCTGTATACCCTACAATCTCTTCTGGACAGTCCACGAAAGTCCTGATGGTTTCCACTCCGAACGGTTTGAACATGTTCTACCACTACTGGAAGGGTGCTACAAAGAAAGCCGGAGAGATCGGCAAGAACGAATATATTCCCATCGAGGTTCACTGGTCGCAAGTCCCCATGTATCCCGGCGGACCTCTTCGGAATGACAAGTGGAGAGAGGAAACAATTGCAAA